TCATCGGGTCGGTTTGATCTTGTCGCCACGTCGATTTCGCACGTAGCGCTCGGTCATCACCACCGACGAGTGGCCGAGCTGCATTTGTGCCTGGCGGATGTCTCCCGCCGAATCGGTCTTGTCCGTGCCGGCCTTGGCGCGCAGGTCGCGGAACTGGAACGCATCCTTCTCAACGCCAGCCGCCAGCCGGGCCTTACGGAACCGCGTGCGCAGCGCCCAGACGCCCAGGCGCTCGCCTGATTCGTTGACAACAAGCGCGGTGCTCACGACCTTGTAACCCTTCTTTCTGGCACGGATGCGCGCGATCACTGCGGCCAGCTCGCCCACCACGGCAATCCGCAGCTTCTTCTTCGTCTTGCCCTGCTGGATCTCCAGTTCGTTGCTCCCGTTGATGTGGCGTTCGTCGAAGCGCAGCGTATCTGCCGGACGCTGTCGAGTTCCTTCACGTTGTCGCTGCGCGTGCGTGGCGATTTGGTGGGCAGCACGTCGGCCACATAGCCGTTGGCTGCCGTGTCGAACGTGACGATGGGCGCCGGCATCGTCTTGGATTTCTCAAGCTCCGACCACTTGCGCACGGCCTCGACGTAATCGGTGCCCAGCGAGAGTTCCTTCCGCGGCTTGCCGCCCAGATCGTAGAAATAGTAGGTTTTCGCGCCGCGATGGCGAGCGCGCATGCCGGCAGGCAAGTTGGTGTTGGGCGATACGAGTCTCATGGGATTGTTGCCGTTGGGAATCCATCGTGTTGCGCGCCGTCGAGCAGTCGGCCAGCGGCCTTCTTGCCAACCCGCACGGATGAGTCCGTGGCATTCAGTTCAATCGGCTTATGGTCGTAGGCGCCATCCTGGTGAGCGCCCAGCCATTCGCCCCACTGCTTGAACAGAAAAGGCACATCGCCTGCTTTGCACTGATCGCGCAGGCCGCGAGCCCAGTCTGGATGCATCGGGCGTGCGCCGGGCCCACTCTCTCCACCAACAATGATCCAGTCCAGCCAGCCCGGCTCGTATTCGTTGCCGCTTACGTGCAGTAGTTCACCGGTGATGGTGGAGAACACATCCACCGGTCCGAGTAGAGGCTCCATGCTCAGGAATCGCACGCGCGCCGGCACGGCCAGCAGCTTCGGAATGTCGCGGTCGGCTTCTTTCTGGTTGCAGATCGTGGCGCCGAGCCACACACGACCGTCCCCGATGAGGTCGAATGCCAGGCCGTCGCGCTGCGTGTATGAATGCACGTTGCCAATTCGCTTGGTCAGCATCAACCAGTCAAGGTGCGGCGTGTCCGCGATCAACTTGAACAGGTCCATTCGCCATGCGTCCGGCACCGCGTTGTCGAATACGTCGGCCAAGCTGGCACAGAACACGCGCTGGCGCCGACCATGCTCGGCGAAGAAGTGATCATGGTTGGCGTTCCAGGCGAGTGGCTTGCGCCAGTTCGCCACGCTGGTGCGCCGGCGCGGAGCGCCCGGCCCCCAGTTGATGGCTGTGCCGCCAGCGAAGCGTGCGTTGCGCGTCTCGGCATAGCAGTGGTCGCAGCCGGGGCCAACCTTCTGGCAGCCTTCCCACGGGTTGAAGGTGTGATCGGTCCATTCGATCTTGCTGTTCTCGCTCACGATGCCTCCTTTGCACGTTTCCGCTTGATAACGGCGACCAAGCCGGCCCGATCGATCTCGACTGCGCCGTGGGCGACAGCCTGCGCGCGCTTTGCCTTGCAGATGTCGTAATGGCTGTGCGGCGTGCCAGGCTTCTGGTGCCATCGGCGTGCAACACCGATCCGGTCTGCCATCGCATGCAGCTCGTCGTCGGTGTCGGCCACCATGTGGAACATCACCATGCGGCCGAACGGCGCGGCCATGTCATCGACGTAGACGGCCATGTCAGGATTCCTTTGCGGACGAGGCCGCGCGATATGCTTTGGTGAATTGCTTGTTGATCGCGTGTCCGCGCTTGCGCGCTACGTTCGCAACGCGCGCCCGGTCGGCATGGCTGCCAGTAGCCTGCCGCAGCAGTCCGAAATAGCTGTTGGCGGCGGCAAAGACCTCCTCGGCGGGCATCTCGCGCAAGCGCTGGATGCCGACGTTGAGCGTTCGCTTGCGGGTGTGGCGCACCCATGGCCGGATGACCTGGCCCACGAAGTCGATGCCGCGAGAGACCGGCTGCAGGATGGTCTTTTTCGGATTCAGGCGAGCACCCAGACGGGTCGGCAGGAACACCGCGATGGCGTCGTGTGCCTCGTTGAGCCACTGGGGAGATTCGTGCAGTAGCACGAAATCATCGACGTACCTGATGTAGTGCCGGCAGCGCAGCTCATGCTTGACGAACTGGTCGAGCTCATTCAGATAGACGTTCGCGAAGAACTGCGACGACAGGTTTCCGATGGGCAGCCCGAGATGCGCGGGCTGTTCCATGAGCCGCTTGTGCGGCGGCACGCGATCTATCATCCCCGGATCACCAAGGTAGACGAAGTCTTCCCGTGGATCGTGCATCAGCACGAGCTCGGTCAACCCGCGCCAGAACGGCTCGGGGATCTTCGAGAGCAGCAGGTCGAGCAAAACGCGCTTGTCGATGCTGACGAAGAAGTTGGCCAGATCGCACTTCAGGTAGTGCGCCGGCTTCGACCAGTTCTGCGTGATCGAGCGTACCTTTGCGTCGAGGCGCTGGGCGGCGTACAGCGTCCCGCGGCCTTTGATACATGCGCACGAGTCGGCGATGAATGAGCGTTCGAAGCGCGGTCCGATTCGGTTGTACAACAGGTGGTGCACGATACGGTCGCGGAATTCCGCCGCCCATACCTCGCGGTGCTTCGGTCTGTCGATGACGAAGCACTTCGAGCGCCCAGGGACATAGCTGTCGTCGAGCAGCTTGGCGTTCAGGTGAACGAGGTTGCGCTCCAGGTTGGCCTCGAAGGCGAGAGCGCTGGCCGTGTTGCGTTTCGTGCGCCGGCAGTCGCGGTAAGCCTTGACTAGCTCGGCGCCCGTGAAGCCTTCCGATTCTTTCCAATCTGCGGACAGCGACCGCGCGGAGCGCGGCGCTCTTGCGGTTGTTGTTCTGGTTGCCGTTGTTGAAGTTCTGGTACCAGGCGTAAGCGGAACCATCGTGCTATCTACGTCGCCCGGCCGATTGCTCAGCGGGGAAACTGCGCCGGACGCTGCCCGGCTGCTGCCGGAGGTACCGTCGACATGGAGCACTGACATGCGCCCGTCAGACCAACCCGAGTTCGTGAAGCTGCTGAACCTCTGCTACTCGACGCTGCTGCGTCCGTTGCCAACGTTCGAGGCGATCGACCTATGGCAGACGATCCTGGAGCCGTATTCGATCGATCAGGTACGGCTGGCGCTGTCGGCCCACATGCGAGAGAGCAAGTTCCCGCCGATGCCGGCCGACGTGGTGTCGCGTATGCCGAAGGCCTCGGACGGTCGCCCCGAAGCCGACGAGGCCTGGGCCATCGCCATTCGCGCCGCCGACGAGCAGGAAACCGTCGTGTGGACGACCGAGATCGCCGAGGCGTGGGCAGTCGCCCAGCCCGTGTTTCACGGTGACGAAATCGGGGCCCGCATGGCGTTCAAAGCCGCATATGCCCGGATTACCGAGCAGAACCGGGGCCTCAACGTCGCACCGCAGTGGCTGGTTTCGCAGGGGCACGACAGCGCCCGCCGGCAGGAAGTTGTCGCACAGGCGGTGCGAGAAGGGCGGTTGCAGCTCACCCATGCGCAGGCCGCAGTGCCTTTGCTGGCGGGGCCTAGCGGGGAGAAGGACGAGCCCACGCCCGATGCGAAAGCGGTTGAGAACTTGGCGCGCATCCGGGAGATGCTGAAGGCGGGGAGTACCGCGAAGGAGCGCGCCCAGGCCGAACGCGAGGGCCGCGCACGTGAGGCCGCCGAGCGGGTGACGAATGTCAAGCGCGACATGGCACGCCGCGTGGCGTCGTACGGGGAGGCACGGCCATGAACTGCAAGCGCGGTGATCTCGCCTACATCGTCGTGCCGTCCGGTTTCGACCGGCTACTGCATGGTCGCATCGTCGAAGTTGGCGTCGACGGCGAATGCCAGATCGGCACGATTCCGCCGCCTGGGCAGGCCGCATGGCTTTGCCGCTTCCCCACGCCGTGGTTCAGCGAACGCTGCGGCATCTGGGTGTCGGTGTGCTGGCTTCTCGACGGCTGGCTGCGCCCGATCAGCGGCGTGCCGGTCCACGACGAGCAACCCGACGAGGTGGCCGCATGAGCGACTCCGAAGCATCCTGGGGCATGTGCGAGGCCTACGGCTGCAAGCTGCTCGGCACGGTGGGCCACGGCGGCAAGTGGTTCTGCTTCTGCCACGCCGGCAGCGAAGGCCGGCGCGACGCGATCACGGCCGCGCTCGCCCAGAACGAGTTCCTCGTCAACGCGACGCTCGACATTCGCCGCTACTACGGCACGCCCGACTGGCAGACCGTCTATCGCGGCGTGCACAAGCTGCTGACCGAGGGCGGCCGGCCCGATCTGCTGTTCTCCGAGACCGACAAGCGCAGCGTGCGCCGCTGGCTGGCTCGCCTCGAATCTGCGCTGTTCTCGCTGGTCTCTGAGGCCGGCAAGCAAGCGCCCATCACCCCCACTGGAACCGTCACGGGCCCAACCAGCGCGCCTGTGCATTTTGCGGAGACCGACGCATGACATCCCACCTGGCGCCGACCGCTTGGCCATTCCCGAGCGAGCGCAAGCGCGCCGAGATGCGAGCGCTCGATGCGCAGCTTGCGGACAGCAAAGCGCAGGTTTCTGCGTCTTCCTGTCCGGACACCAAGCAGGCCATTCCGCCGTTTCCCTTCGCCGCTGAGTGCGACGCCTGGAAGCGCAAGCAGGCCGAGAAGGCCCGCGTAAAGCAGGTCGAAAAACCGGAAGTCGCGCCCGCAGAACTGGGTACGCCCCAGGCCGCAAAGCCAGCACTGACGCCGGTCAACATCAACATCCTGGCGCTCGACCTGGCCACGCAGTCGGGCTGGGCAGTGATGACGCGCGACGGCACGTTCCGCAGTGGTTCGGTGCGTTTCGATTCGAACCGCCTTGGCGGAAAAGGGTATCGCTGGCTGGCCTTCCGCAAGTGGCTGATGGACACGGCGAACGAGTGCGGCGGCATCCAGGCCGTGTACTACGAGGACGTGAAACAGCCCTTCGCATCGAACCTTGCGGCGCGGGCGTACTGCGGCTTTCTGGCCATCGTCGAAGCCTGGGCGGCGATCAACAACATCCCGATGCACGGCGTGGGCGTGGGCACCGTGAAGAAGGCGTGGACAGGGAAGGGCAACGCCAAGAAACCCGAGATGATCGCGGCAGCGCGTCAGCGCGGCATCAAGGTCGTCGACGACAACGAGGCCGACGCCGTAGCCATTCTGTCGCTGGCGCTGCAACAGGAGGCCTGACATGCGCAACGAAATCACGATCTGGGGCAATTACCGCCTCATCACCTTTCACACCCGCGTCGCCTGGTGGGTCGCGCCGTACCTCAAGGCCGTGCGCTTCGTTGCGCTGGCCACCGGCGTGAATCCCGACGTTCGCAAGGTGACGCGCCGAGTTATGCGCGGCATCCGGGATGAGACCTGGGCCGAGACGAAGCGGCGGACGTTGCGCCGCTGACCGAGCACCACGCTACGCAGATGCGCACTCTGCCGCTGGCTCCTGCGACACGGGCAACAACCGTAAGAACGGCAAAGGAAACGGAAATGAGCAACGAAGCAACGCGATTCTCGGCTGACCGCCAACCCACGCGCCGCCGCGGCAAGGATCAGCGCACGAAGATCCTCGAAGCGATCAAGGAGCAGACCAAGCTCAACGAGAAGGGCTTCTACAAGAAGGTCGCCGAGCGCGCGCTGACCGATGGCGACACGTTGATGATGAAGGAACTGCTCACCCGCGTCGCTCCGGCCGCAAAGCCCGTCGCACCGTCGGTGCAGTTCGACTTTCCGGAAAACGGAACGCCTGTCGAGCAAGTCGATGCAGTGCTGCGCGCGGTTGCCGCCGGCAAGGTCTCGCCCGACGTCGGCCAGCAGCTCGTCGCAATCATTCGCGGCAAGCTGGACGTGCTCGAGCTGAGCGAGTTGGCCGACCGCCTGGCAGCCGTCGAGAAGGCTCTCGAAGCGCAGGGCAAATGAGTCGACGGCGGCTGTCGCATGCGTCCATCTCCCGGGTCGAACGCTACTTCTCAGGCGTCTCGACCGATGAACGCCCGGCCGTGTTCGGCATCGTGGACATGGCCGGGGCCGTCATCAAACGCCTCACGGTCGACGGGCAGGAGACAGACGCCGAGCCGACCGTCCTGATCGCCCAGAAGCTCGAACGGCTCATCTACCCCAAGCGGTACAAGATCGTCTACGGTGGGCGCGGCTCGATGAAGACGCGCACTATCGTCTCCATCCTCACGGCCAGGTCGCAGGCCGCCAGGCGCCGCGTGCTGTGCCTCCGCGAAATCCAGAACTCGATTGAGGAATCCAGCTATCAGGAGATCGCCGAGGAGATCGACCGGCGCGAGCTGGGCGACTCGTTCCGCCAGCTCAAGAAGACCATCCGTGTACCGGCCAACGGCAGCAGCTTTTCGTTCCGTGGCTTGTTCCGCAACCAGCGGGCGCTCAAGGGCTTCACCAACGCCACCGACGCATGGATTGACGAGGCCGAGAACATCTCGCGCGACTCCTACTCCATCCTGGCGCCGACCATGCGGGCCCCCGGCTCCGAAATCTGGATCTCGTTCAACCCGAACCGCGAGAGCGATCCGACCTGGGCCGATTACGTGGCGCCGTACGTCGACAAGATGGTCGACGGGATCTACGAGGATGACGAGACGCTCATCATCTGCTGCAACTGGTCGGATAACCCATGGTTCCCGGAAGAATTGGAGTTGGAGCGCCAGCGCATGCTGCGCACAGACACCGACCGTTATAACTGGATTTGGGAAGGAAAATTCAATAAACGGTCAGATGAATTGATCTTTTCCGGTAAATGGCGAGTTGAGGATTTTGAAACGCCGGCCAATGCCCGTTTCTTTTTCGGTGCCGACTGGGGATTTGCGCAAGACCCGACAACACTCAATCGGAGTTTCGTCAAAGGCAATACGCTTTACGTCGACCATGAGGCCAACGGCAAGAAGGTCGACCTCGACGAAATCTGGAAGCTCTTCGCCGGCAAGGAGGGCATGCGGCCCGAGCAGGTGCGCCAGTGGCGCGCGGCGGATGACCGCAAGTATCCGGGCGTTCCAGGCGCCAGGCGCTGGAAGATCAAGGCAGATTGCGCGCGGCCGGAGACGATCAGCCTCGTCGCCAAGCAGGGGTTCAACATCGACGCGGCGAAGAAGTGGGGCGGCTCAGTCGAGGATGGCATCACCTTCCTGCGCGGCTTTGACGAGATCGTCATTCACCCCCGTTGCGTGCACACCATTGAGGAATTCTCGAATTACTCATACAAGGTCGATAAAACAACAGGCGACGTTCTGCCTATAATCGTCGACGCATGGAATCACCACATTGACGGAATTCGCTATTCGATGGATGGCTATATCCGTGGGCGTGGGAATGGCCTGAATATTTCGGAAGACGCTTTGCGTGCCGTAATGGGGTCTTAAATTCCCTTTTTGCGTGATTTAACCCACTTAACGGAGTTTCAGAAATGCGCACCAGCTCGCTACTCGCGGCCATCCTTGGCCTGTCCCTCGTCTCGTTCCGCATGGCTGACGACGCACCGTCGGCTGATCCAGCCGATGCCCAGGTGCCCGCCGACACCGAACCGACCACCGATGCCAGCGCTGAAGCCGCCGCTGCGCCGGTGGAATCGGGGGAAGCCGTGGCCGCTGCCTCCAGTGCGGCCGACACCCCCGCAAGCGACACTGCCTCGTCTGCGCCGACTGCCTCGACCGACGTCGGCACCGTGGCCGTCGCTGAGCCGGCCCCGCCGGTGGTGCTCGACGTGGAAGACCACGCCGAGGCGCGCGACCGCTTCGCCGGCCTGATGGCCAAGCTGCATGCCTTCGAGCACGAGGCTGTCGAAGATCTGAAGGCCGACCTGCACGCCATCGGCCTGCTGCTGCACCTGCATTCGGTCGCCTCCACAGCAGCCGATGCCACCGGCGATTACAAGCCGGAAGACCTGTCGTAACCCACCCCCGGCACGCCATGCTCGAAAAACTCCGTTCTATTCTCGGCGGCGTGCCGCTTGTTTCCCCCGGTGCTGGCCGAGCCAGCGCAACGCCAACCCCGCGCACCGAACCGCACTGGCCGGCCGTCACCGGCCCGCAGCGCAGCGGCCTGAAGATCAGCCCGACTGTGATCGATGCCCTGGTGGCGCAGGATGCTGCCGCCGGCGAGGCGGTGGACTGGGCGGCCAAGTTCAAGCCGCCCATCGTCGCGCCTGGCACCGTGCCTGCGGCTGGCGGCGGTGCGCCCGAAGTTGCGATGGACTCGGTGTGCGACAACCTGGCCACAACGCTCGGAGCCTGCGGCGGCTTCAACCAGCTCAGCGGTGTCGACTTCATCGGCTATGCCGCGCTGTCGCTGCTGTCCCAGCATCCCCTGATCCGGGCCATGATCGAGACGCTCGCGGACGAGATGACCCGCAAGTGGATCGAGTTCGGAGGCCAGGGCAGCGAAGAGTCGGACGCCAAGCGCGTGAAGGCGCTGCAGGCGGCCACCGAGAAATACCGCCTTAAGGCCTACTTCAACACGGCGATGAAGAAGACCGGCTACTTCGGCGGCTGCATGCTCTTCATCGACATGGGCGACGATACGCGCTCGCCCGCCGGCATGGCCGAAGTGCAAACGCCCCTGACGATCGATTCCGCGAAGATCGGCAGGGGATCGTTCAAGGGCTTCCGCGTCATCGAGCCGATCAACTGCTATCCGGCGCCGTACAACGCCGACAATCCGCTCGCGCCGGACTACTATCGGCCGACCGGCTGGCTCGTCCAAGGGCGCCGGGTGCATGCCTCCCGCATGCTGCACTTCGTGCAGAACGAGCCGCCCATCCTGCTGAAGCCGGCCTACAACTTTTTCGGCATCCCGCTCGCGCAGATGGCGCTAGACTACGTCGACCGGTTCGACACGGTGCGCATCTCGGTGGCCAAGCTCGTCAAGCGCTTCAGCACGTCGGTCCTGAAGACCGACATGAGCCAGTTGCTGAACAATGGCAGCTACGAGGATGCCGCGTCGCTCAAGGCGCGCGCACTGATGTGGAGCCTGCTGGGCTCGAATGATGGCCTCATGGCGCTGGACAAGGAAGCCGAGGATTTCGTCCAGGTGAACACGCCGCTGAGTGGCCTCGCCGACATCGTGTCGCAGCAGCTCGAACTGCTGGCCGCAATAAGCCGCACGCCGGCCGTCAAGCTGCTGGGCATCTCGCCCAAAGGCTTCAACTCGACCGGCGAGTATGACGAGGCGAACTGGTACGACCACGTGGCCAGCCAGCAGTCGATCGTGTTTGCCGACAACCTCGATCGCGCGATCAAGATCATCCAGCTCAGCGAGACCGGTCAGATCGATGCCGACCTCACGCACAAGTTCGTGCCACTGCACGAGCAGTCGGAGACCGAGAAGGCTACCAACCGCAAGGCCAACGCCGACACCTTCGCCGTCTACTATGACCGCGGCGTGCTGAGCGCCGAAGAAGAGCGCACGCGCCTGGCGTCCGATCCGGATAGCGGCTACGACTCGATCGACGTCGATGACCTGCCCGAGCAGCCCAGCGGTGGCGTCATCGGCGAAGGCCCCGACGACGAAGACGGCCGCACAGGAGCAGTCTGATGCCGGCGCGCGCACCGAAGGCGCGCGGCGAGATGCGCCCGGCGCGGCCCAGCGCCACCGCGCGGATCAGCTACCAACGCGCCATGGAGCGGCTCATCGATGAGATGCACCGCTCGACCCTTTACTGGCTGACGGCGACGTATCGGAAGCGCGAAGGCGAGATCGCCGTCGACGCCAGCCCGGCCCGCGCGCTGGCCGATGAGCTGCGCAAGCGTGCCACCCAGTGGCGCAAGATGTTCGCCGACAAGGCGCCCGACCTGGCGGAATACTTCATCGGCAAGGTGGACCGGCACGCCATGAACGCTGTGCGGCAGTCCGTCGTGGCCGCCACCGGCCTGTCCGTCACCGTGAAAGACACGCTGCTCACGAACACCGTGATGCAGGCGACCGTGCAGGAAAACGTCTCGCTCATCAAGTCGATCCAGTCGGAATACGCCAGCGAGGTGGAAGGCCTGGTGATGCGCAGCGTGGCCGCCGGCCGCGACCTCAAGACGCTCACCGACGAGCTGGAGGAGCGTTACGACATCACGCGCCGCCGCGCCAAGCTGATCGCCAATGACCAGAACAACAAGGCCACCGCGCAGATGGCGCGCGCCCGGCAGCTCTCGATGGGCGTCACGAAGGCCCGATGGATGCACACCGGCGGCGGCAAGACGCCGCGACAGTCGCACGTGCATGCCAATGGCAAGGTTTTTGATCTGGCAAAGGGCCTTTATATCGACGGGAAATGGACTTTTCCCGGCGAAGAGATAAATTGCGGATGTGTGACCGCGCCAATCATTCCCGGTGTTGATGATGAAGAAGATGAATAAATCCGAGGTAATTCTCGCTTTTGATAAAGAAACGGTGCGGAGTTTCGACAAAGACGGTCGCATGAAAGTGGCCGTAAGTCGAATCTCCAAAGCGGACGTGAACCCATATTGGGGGCGTGAGATCGTCGGCGGAGAGGAACTCGGCCTCGACCCGGATCATGTCTACAACGTCTTCCGGCCGCCCGAGGAGCTGCGCCGCGCCGCATCCACATTCAACAAGCTGCCCATTCTCGCCATTCACAAACACGTCAGTGCAAAAGACCCGAAAAAAGAACTGATTATCGGAACTACCGGCTCTAATTCTGCATTTGACGGTGAGTATTTAACAAACGATTTGGCATTCTGGGATGCCGAATTCATCGGAAAAATTGAGTCGGACGAACAACGAGAATTGAGCAGTTCTTATCGTTACGTTCCCGTTTTGGAAAATGGCTCATATAATTCCCAGCCATACGAAATAAAGATGACGCAGATTGAGGGCAATCACGTCGCTTTGGTCGTAGAGGGCCGCGCCGGTCCAGATGTGCTGGTCGCCGACTCCCAAATCCAACCCCCTGGAAAGGTACGAACCGTGAAACTGAACCCCAAGCAACTGGCCGCGCTGAAGAAGCGCATGCCGCAGCTCAAGGTGGCGATGGACGAGGGCCTCGACACCGAAGCCGCCGAACAGGCGCTGGAAGAGGCTCTCGAAGAAGTGCAGGCACTCGGCGGTGAGCCGACGCAGGCGCAAGACAACGGCAATGCCGAACTCGTTGGTCTGGTCAAGCAACTGCTGGCCAAGCTCGAAGGCGGTACCGCCAACGACGAAGACGACGAGGAAGCCAAGCGCAAGGCCGCCCAGGACGAAGAGAACCGCGCCGAGGAAGCCCGCAAGGCTGACCAGGCGAAGAACGCTTCGGCCATGGACGCCAAGATCAAGAGCGCTACCGACGAGGTGCGCACGTCGATCGAGGGACGCTTTCGCGCCGCGCAGAAGGTCGAGCCGATCACCGGCCGCATCGATGCGATGGCGTTCGACTCCGCCGAATCGATCTACTCGCATGCGCTGAAGGTCGGCGGCATGGATCCCGAGAAGCACGACAAGGTGGCCTACGCCGGCATCGTCGACGTGCTTCTGGCCAGCCGCGCGAACGCGCCCGTGCATACCGCCAACGACGAGAAGAACGGGGCCGAGCTGCAGCAGCGCTTCCCGGGTCTCGCCAAGATCAACCACGCGTAAGGACCGAACACCATGGGCTTCCCGAACGCAGTACGTCTTCAGCCCGAGGTTGGCGTGCCGGGCACGCGCGCCTCGATGAACCCGATCTCGGTCATCTCGCGCGTTGCGCAGACCCCCGTGAACGTCGCCGCCTTCGTGTGGCCGGGTACGGACACCGACAACCAGGTGCAGAACACCGGCAGCGGTAAGCCGCTGGGCTTGGCCATCACCGATCAGATCGGCGTGATCCCGAACTACCTGCAGGAGTACAGCATGCAGGTGCCAGCGGGCTTTCCGGTACAGATCGCCGAGCGCGGCGAGTTCTTCGCCAAGTCGGCGAACGCGGCCACCCTCGGCCAGAAGGTCTTCGCGACCCTCGCCGACGGCACGCTGCAGTTCGGCGCTGCCGGCGCGACGATTGCGGGCGCCATCGAAACGGCGTTCGTCGTCACCCGCGGCGGCGCGGCCAACGCTGTCATCAAGATTTCGACCTGGAGCCAACTGGCATGAAGCTCGACCAACTGAACGAATACGGCATCCACCTGCCGCGCGGCGCCGAGCTGCTGGATGGCCCGGCGCTGACCAAGCTGGTTTCCGCCATGGACGCGGCCGGCCCGCTGGTCACCCAATCCAACAACGGCATCCCCGCGATGCTCACCAACTACTTCGACCCCCGTGTGATCGAAGTGCTGGTGGCGCCGATGAACGCCGAGCTGCTTTATGGCGCGGTGCAGAAGGGCGACTGGGCGACGAACACCACGACGTTCATGACCGTGGAAACCACCGGTGAAACGGCGACCTACGGCGACTACAGCGAGAACGGTCAGTCGAGCCATAACGCCAACTTCCCGCAACGTCAGTCCTATGGGTACCAGACGAACACGCAGTGGGGTGACAAGCAGATGGCTGTGGCTGCCAAGGCCCGCTTGAACTACACGCAACGCCAGCAGGTCGCATCGGCGCTGATCCTGCGCAAGAAGGAAAACGCCATCTTCTTGTCGGGTGTGGCCGGCTTGCAGAACTATGGCCTGATGAACGACCCGGCACTGATCGCACCTGTGGCGCCGACCACCGGCGCGGGCGGCAACACGTGGGCGCTGAAGACCTCCGACGAGATCTACGCCGACTTCGTGCTGCTGTGGGCAAATGCGATCGCCCAAGGCAATGGCCTAATCAACACCAAGTCCGAGGCGACGGTTGGCATCCCCAATGTCGTCGAGCAAAACCTGACGAAGCAGAACAGCTACGGCCAGGTGCTCAAGGATCGGCTGAAGCTGGCCTATCCCAACATGACGATCGAGACCATCCCCGAGTTCGCCACGGCTGGCGGCAACCTGGTGCAGATGATCATCAAGAACGTCGAGGGCCAACCCACGGGCGAACTGGCCTACGCCGAGCGCATGCGCGCCCACGGCGTGGTGCGCCACTCGTCCTTCTACTCCGAGAAGAAGTCGGGCCACGCCTGGGGCGCGGTGATCTATTACCCGAACTTCATCGCCCAAATGCTGGGGGTCTGACATGGCAGAAGCACAGGAAACGAAAGTGGCAAAGACGATCAAGGTGTACTGCAAACTGCCGCATGGCATCCGCTACACGATGCCTGATGGCCGCGAGGTGCGTCTGGTCGGCATGTACGGCGACGAGCGTTCGTCGCTGCAGGTGGCGGGCATGCCGGGCCGCGACGCAGTTGCGGGCTTCGGCGTGACCCCGGTGGACGCCGAAGACTGGGCGCAGATCGTGAAGGATCACGGCAAGTCGGCCGCGCACGTGAACGAGTTCATCTTTGCCGCCAAGGATGACAAGTCCGGCGAGGCGCAGGCGACCGATCTGGAAAGCGCCAAGACGGGCTTCGAGCCGTACGATCCGACCGCCCATCCGGAAGACAAGTCGGCCGACGGGACGGCCAAGGCCGCGTAAGCCATGGACGGCGTCGTCACGTTCGACCCTGCGGCCTTCGTGCTGCAGTTCCCGGCGTTCACGATGGTGCCGTCCGCCACCCTCACCATGTATTTCGGCATGGCTGAGGACTTCCTCAACAACACCCCCGCCTCCGTTGTGCAGGATCTGACGATCCGCACGAACCTGCTCTATCTCATCACCGCCCACATCGCGTTCCTCATGGGGCGCGCCAGCGCGGGTGATGGCTCCCAGGCGGCGCTGGTCGGCCAGATGGTTGGCGCTACCGAGGGCACCGTCAATGCCACCTTTGCCCAGGTGCAGGCGCAGAACGCGACCTTCTGGGCGCAGAGCCAGTACGGCCTGCTCTTCTGGCAGATGGCGCTGCCTTACCGCACGTTCCGGTATTTCGCCGCTCCCCATGTGTGCAGCTAAGGTTGCCGGCGGCACCAAGCTGGAAACCGCTCTCGCGCAATACCTGAAGGGGACGAACAAGACCATGCGCGCCGGCATCCTTGAAGGCTCCGCCTACCCGGACGGCACGCCCACGGCGATGGTCGCCTTCTGGAACGAATACGGCACGTCGCGCGAGGTCAACGGCAAGACGGCCGTGACGCCGCCGCGCCCGTTCATGCGCACTACCGCCCGGGAGAAGGGCAAACGCTGGTCGAAGGTCGTCGGCGCGACGGTGCAGCGCAATGGCGGCGATTTCGACGGTGCGCTGCGCATGGCAGGCGAGGCCGCCATGACGGACATCAAACAGACCATCGCGACGTTCACCGATCCGCCGAATAAGCCGTCGACCATCGAGAAGAAGGGCCACGGGCAAGTGCTGCGCGACACGAAGCACATGATGAACTCGGTGGCCTACGACATCGTTGACGGCGAGGTGTCGGAATGAACTTGCATGGCGTGGTGAAAGGCGTGATCGGCGCGGTGAACCCGCATGTGCCCGCCACGCTCCAGCGCAGCAACGGCTACACGACGGCAGCTGACGGTGGCCGCACGCCGATCTATACCACCTCGACCGAAAACGTGCAGGTGCAGGCACTGTCCGCGAAGGAGATCCAGCATCTCGACGGCCTGAACATCGGCGGCGTGCTGCGCAAGGCCTATCTCGACGGCGACTGGCGCAGCGTGTACCGCCCAGGGCAGGGCGGGGGTGACCGCTTTCAGTTCGGTACCGGCATCGGTATCCCGGTCAACCTCCAGGGCACGACATGGCTCGTGGTGCAGCCGTTGGAGACCTGGTCGGATTGGTGCTCGCTGGCGATTCAACTACAGATGGGGTGAGGCCATGGCAAAGCTCAAACGCGATACGCGCGGTGCGCTCCTGTTTGATTGCCCATGCGGCAGCCTGCACGTGATTTACCCGAAAGGGTGCGAAGTGCCAGAGCGCCCACGCTGGGCGTGGAACGGCAGCCTGGAATTGCCGACGTTCACCCCGAGTCTGCTCGTGACATGGAGCCACCCGGCCGCACTGGGTGATGAGCTGCATGCGCAGCTTGAGCGCAAGCGTGCCGATCCGACGTATGCGATCCCGTACAAAGAGCATCGCTGCCACTCGTTCATCACCGACGGCAAGATCGCTTTCTGCGGCGACAGCACGCACGCTCTGGCCGGCCAAACCGTCGAGATCCCTGACTGGGAAGACTGACGATGCCCGCGACCATCACCATCAAGGAAACCGACGTCTTCACGGCGCTGCGCTCGTTCCTGATCGGCATCCTGCCTACCGGCGTGGAGGTCGTGAAGTCACAGAACAACGGCGTGGCCGAGCCGGTGGGCGCCGACTTCGTGGTGATGAATGCCATCACCATGCCGCGGCTCTCGACGAACGTCGACACCTTCACCGACCCAGGCACTGGCATCGGCACGCGCAACTCCGAAGTCTCGATGGCCATGCATGTGCAACTTGACGTGCACGGCCCGAACTCGGCGGACAACACCGCGATCATCGCGACGCTGTTTCGCGACGATTATGGGTGCATCGCTTTAGCTTCCGTAAATTCACAAATTCAACCGCTTTATTGTGAAGAACCGAAGCAAATGCCATTTATTAACGGTGAAAACCAATTTGAACAGCGTTGGATTATTGACGCTGCTATTCAGTACAATCCAATCACTCAAACGCCGCAGGATTTCGCAGATTCCGTCACGGTCAATACGACCAGCGTTCAAGCGGCATATCCACCCGGAGCCTAAACCATGTCGATCCCGGCATCCCTTATCGCCAATGCGATTCCGAGCGTCATCAGCGCGGGCGGCTCGGCGCTCGATCTGGTGGGGGTTATCCTCACGAACAATCCGCGCGTGCCAATTGGCAGCGCTCCGAGTTTGTCAACTGCGGCCGGTGCATTGGCTGTCCAGAATTATTTCGGCGCTAATTCTCTTGAGGCATCGTTGGCCGCTATTTATGCAAAAGGCTTCGATAATTCGACGAAAAAGCCCGGTGCAATTCTTTTTATGCAGTATCCGCAAACGCCGGTTGCCGCTTATTTGCGCGGCGGCTCGCTGGCGGCGATGACGCTTTCGCAACTGCAGGCGCTATCGGGCTCGCTGTCGGCGGTGGTGGATGGATTCACGTGGGCGGCTGCCTCGATCAACCTGGCGACCGCGTCGAGCTTCTCGGCAGCCGCCGCAGCGATCCAAGCAGCACTGGCTGCTACGACGCAGACGGCCGCTGCGTTCACTGGTGCGATCAGCGGCACGACCCTCACAGTGTCCGCGATCACGACCGGCGCTGTCGCCATTGGCCAGCAGCTCACCGGCACCGGCATCGCTGCCGGCACGGTGGTCACCGGCTTCCTGACCGGCACTGGCGGCGCGGGTACCTACACGGTGAACAACTCGCAGACAGTGGCCAGCGAATCGATGACCGGCTCGTTTGTCGCACCGGCTGTCAGCTTCGACAGCGTGTCCAGCGCCTTCGTGGTCACCTCCAACATCACCGGCGCAGCCTCAACAATCGCGTATGCCACCGGCACCCTGGCGGCCGGCCTCGCACTCACGCTGGCCACCGGTGCCGTGCTGTCGCAGGGTGCCATCGCATCGACACCTGCCGGCGCCATGGCCGCGTTGGTGCGCTTGACGACCAACTGGGCGTCGTTCATGACGGCCTTCGACCCGGACAACGGCTCGGGCAACGCCCAGAAGCAAGCGTTCGGCAACTGGACGGCACAGCAGAACAACCGTTACCTGTACGCCGCATGGGACACCGACCAGAGCCCGACGGCGATCCTTCCGGCGGTCTCCTCGCTCGGTTACATCGCTGAGCAGGCCGAAATGTCGGGCGTCGCGACGATCTACCAGGACGTGAAACAGGCGGCGTTCCTGATGGGGATGGTCGCCTCGATCGACTTCAGTGCCGAGAACGGCCGCATCACGACGTCGTTCAAGTCGCAGTCGGGTCTGGCGGCTACCGTCACCGACCCGACGGTGTACACGAACCTGAAGGGCAACGGCTACAACTGCTATGGCGCGTTCGCGACGGCCAACGATCAGTTCACGTTCTTCACGCCTGGCCAGATTGCCGGCCAGTACGAGTGGATCGACTCATACGTCAACCAGATCTGGCTGAACAACCAGTTCCAGCTCGCGATCATGACGGGCCTGACGCAATCGAACTCGGTGCCCTACAACGTCACCGGCGACACGCTGATCGAGGCGTGGCTGTTGGACCCCATCACCCGATTCGCGGACTTCGGCGGCCTGCAAGGCGGTGTGCAACTGTCGGCAGCGCAGGCGGCTGAGGTGAACATGGCCGCGGGCCTGGCCATCGACTCGGTGCTGTCGACGCGCGGGTGGTATCTGCAGGTGCTCGCATCCAAGACGGCAGCCCAGATCCGCGCCGCTCGTCAATCGCCGCCGGTCAATTTCTGGTACATGGACGGCGGTTCGGTCCAAGTAATCCAGATGGCATCGGTCATGGTTCAGTAAGGAGAAAACAACATGGCAGGCTCCATCACCAGCGCAAACAGCCAGATCATGCTGTCGGTCATCCCGGTCTTCCCGGTGGCACAGCAGATGCAGGGCTACGCGGCCGAAGACATCTTCGACACGGATGACGTCGATCTGGCTGAAATTCAGCTCGGTCTCGACGGCAAGCAGTCCAGCGGCTGGGTGCCGCACAACGTGAAGTGGCGCATCACCCTGATGGCGAACTCGCCGTCGGTGTCGTTCTTCGACACGCTGATCGCCGCCCAGGACGCGATCCAGGACACGTTCTCGCTCTCCGGTGTCGTCAAGCTGCCCGGACCGGGCCGCAAGTTCGCCATGAACAACGGCACGCTCACGCGCGGCAAGATCATGCCGGATGGCAAGAAGACGCTGCAGCCGCAGACCTACGAAATCACCTGGGAGTCGGTGCACCCGGCACCGGTCTGATATGGCGCGCAAGACCACGACCTTCACCGCTACCGACGGCCGCGACAAGGGCAAGCGGTTCCTCGTCACCGAAATGTCGGCATACCGCTCGGAAGAGTGGGCGGCGCGCGCTCTGTTCGCCGTCATGCAGAGCGGCGTCGAGGTGCCCGACGAGGTTCTGTCGGCAGGATTCGCTGGCATCGCTGCCATCGGCATCAAGGCGCTGACGAAGGTGCCATTCGAGCTGGCCAAGCCTCTATTCGACGAGATGATGACCTGCGTGCAATTCGAGTTTGTTGCGGGGCAGGAGGGCGGCGCCCGCGCGTTGGTGGAGGGCGAGAACGGCGACATCGAGGAAGTCGCCACCCGCCTGAAGCTGCGCAAAGTGGTGCTCGACCTGCATCTCGAGTCTTTTATCGCCGCCGCCCCATCAACGCAGGCTTCTGGGTCGGCGAATCAAGCGGCGGCCTGATCGACTATCCGAATGTGCCGCGCAGCATTGGCGCGGTGCTGTCGAGCAGGCGCGCCAGCCTGATCGAGCTTCAGACTTTCTACGGCCAGGAAGACCTGCATGACCTGCTCGAAATAATCATCGTCGACAGCCACAACGAGCGCGTCGCGATGGAACGGAGAAAGTGACCGTGGCGACGATCGTAGACGCGCTAGTTGTTACCCTCGGCCTGGATGCCGCAGCGTTCAAGCGCGGCAAGGCCGAAGCATCGCAGGCAACCAAGAAACTCACCGCAGAAGAGGCCCGCGCGGCCAAAGAGATCGAGGAGCGCAACAAGCGCGCCGCCGACTCATTCAAGCGTCTGCGCACCGAGGTGCTGGCGCTCGTCACCATCTTCACCGCTGGCCTGGGCATCAAGGGCCTGGCCGATTTCACCGCCGACACCATCAAGGGTGCCATCGCCACCGGGCAACTCGCGCGGGAACTGAATATGGTCCCCGGCGAGGTGCGTGCGATCGAGCAGAGCTTCGATCGGCTGGGCGCATCCGCTGGCGATGCCGACGAGGCGCTCAAGGGTATCCAGGAACAGGCCGCCAAGCTGAAGAGCGGCGAGCTCGACAAGCGGTTGGAGTCCTACCTGCTGAATGCCAGTCGCGCCGGCGTCAGCGCAGACGTGAGCGACGCCAACGACCCCATCAAGAAGCTGGAGCGCGACGCAGAGATCGCACAGAAGCTCGCGCAGACGCAGGGCACTGGCTTTGCCATCCTGGCGATGCAGCAAGAGGGCTACACCCGCGCGATGGCCTATGCGTTGATGCAGGGCCCGCAGGCGCTGCGCGCAGAGATGGAACGCCAGCAGAAGCTCAACGAACTGTCGGAGCAGGAAACCGACCGGCTTCGCGCGCTGAACAACCGCTGGAAGGATTTCAAGGAAGGCATCGGCAACACCATGCAGCGCGTGGTGATCGCGATGACGCCAGCGTTTGAGACGATCATGAAGCTGCTCGAACGCCTGTCCGATTGGTTCTCCGCTCACTCCGACCAGATCGGCGCGCAGGTGGGCGAGATGGCCGAACAGTTCGCCGCCTGGGTGACCAGCGTCAACTGGACGCAGGTGATCGCCGACGTGAAGAGCTTTTTCGAGGAGCTCGATAAGGGCGTGCAGGTGCTGGGCGGCTGGAAGGTCGTGCTGATGGCGCTGCTCGGGTTGAAGATTCTCTCGATGGTAGCTCCCGTCCTGCAGCTCGCCGGTGCGCTTGGTGGGCTTGGCGCATCGCTCGGTGTGATCGGAACCGTGGGCGGGGCTGCCCTCGCTGTGCTGGCCGGCCTCGGCATTGCGAAAGCACTTGGCCTGCCAGATACCGAAAAGGCGAAAGGCATCGAAGACATCAAGAAGGGGAAGTGGGGCGCAGCATCCGCCGACCTGCCGGCGGCCGACTTCCTCGCTGCGCTGGCGGCCAAGGCCACCGGCAAGTCGAACGAGGATGTGGCGGCGTTCCTGACGCTTCCCGACGATCTGGTAAAGAAGGCCGGACCGACTGCCGTCGACGCGGCGCTCGCTACCCAGCGAAAGTACGGCGTGCCCGCCGCGGTGACACTCGGTCAGTACGGCCTTGAGAGCAGTTTCGGCAAGCGCATGCCGGCCGGCAGCAACAATCCGTTCGGCATCAAGGAAACCGCGGGCCAGCCCTACGTCGAAGCAGAGACCACCGAGGTCGTCAACGGCGTCAGCAAGCGCGTGATGCAGCGGTTCGCCAAATATGACTCGCTGGCCGATGCCTTTGACGCGCACGGGAAGCTGCTCGCTACGGGCAGCGCCTACGCGGAAGCCCGCAAGCATGCCGACGACCCTGCCGCTTATGCCGCTGCGCTGACCGGCAAGTACGCCACCGATCCTCAGTACGGCGCCAAGCTGCAGGCCATGATGGGTTCGACCGCGCTGCAGCAGGCGAACGCTGCGCAGATCGCGCAGCAGAGCGCGCGTGCGACCGCATCTGCGTTGTCCACTGCTGGTGCACCTGCGAGCACGCCCACAAGCGAGACGAACATCAACGGGCCGATCAACGTCTACACCCAGGCGACGGATGCCGCCGGCATCGCGCGCGACTTCGCGCCCGCCGTGCAGCGACAGTCGATGGTGGCCCAAGCCAACACGGGGCTGAGCTGACATGCCGATGCCGACGATTCCCATTCCGGAGTTTCCGGACGTTCCTGCGTTGCCAGGCGTGCCGCCGGTGCTGCGCGACCCACTCGCCGAGGTCGATCCGTTGCGTCTGGCCGGCCAACTGCTGACCGGTGACCTGCTGGGCATCCTCAATGACGCGTTGCGGCCGGTCTGGGGCATCTTCAATAAGGCCGGCAAGCGCGTGATCTCCGCTGACACCGTGACGACGCTGGAATATCGCGGCGACTCGCGGGTGTCGGACTATCCGCAGGAGCAGGGCGCCTTTGCCTCCTACAACAAGGTGCAGATCCCATACGAGGCCCGCGTGCAGCTCATCTGCGGGCGCCTGGTGCCGTTCCGCGCCAAGTTCCTGGATCAGATCGAAGCGGCCAAGCAGTCGACCGACCTCTACAAGATCGTCACGCCAGAGCGCGTCTATACCAACGCGAATGTGGTTGCCTACGACACGCGGCGGGAAGTGAAGGATGGCGCGACGCTGGTGAAGGTCAACGTGCATATCGAAGAGATCCGCGTGACGGCTGCCGCCCAGTTCTCGAACACCCAGAACCCGGCATCGGCCAACACGGCTTCGCAGGGTCAGGTGCAGCCGCAGGCGCCATCGACGGAACAGTCTGCGCTCATCGGCTCGAAGGGGGCGTGATGCTGATCGTCCCTGTGTCCGCCACGCCTTCGCAGAGCCTTTCCGCGCTGCTCGCCGGCCAGAACTGCCAGATCAACGTCTACCAGAAGACGACCGGGCTGTATCTCGACCTGGCGATCAACAACGTGCCAGTCAAGAGCGGCATCATCTGCCGCGATCGCGTCTGGCTGATCCGCCACCCCTATCTCGGCTTCGTGGGCGATCTCATGTTTGCCGACACGCAGGGCGCCAGCGACTCGTCTTACGACGGTCTGGGCACCCGGTACCTCCTGGTCTACCTGGAGGTGTCAGACCTATGAGCTTCACCCGCAAGCGCATCGATGTGACTATCTCGCTCGGCACCGGCACATTCGGCGAGACCGGCGCGAACACCGTCACCCTGACGGGATTGCGCGTGCACTCGATCATCCAGGCAACGTACGGCGATGCCATGCCGTCCGCACACGTACGCATCTTCGGGCTGCCGCTGACGATGCTCAACCAGCTCACTACCGTTGGCCTCATCAACTCCGGGGTGCGCCTGAGGAACTCGATGCTGCTGGCCGCCGGTGACGACGTGACCGGCCTGAGTACCGTCTATAGCGGCACGATCAACGAGTCGTGGGCAAATCTGGAAGGCATGCCTGACTCGTGCCTGGAGATCATTGGCGTGGCCGGACTGGCGGCATCCCTGAAGCCTGTCGGTGCGCTGAGCGTTCAAGGGCAGGCCGATGTGGCGACGATCATGCAGTCGCTCGCCACGCAGATGGGTTTCGCCTTCGAGAACAACGGCGTGCAGGTGCAGCTCTCGAATCCGTACTTCCCGGGCACCGCGCTCGCGCAGGCCAAGGCGTGCGCGCGGGCCGCCGACATCTCCATGACAATCGACCGCGGCACTCTGGCCATCTGGCCGAAGTTTGGGTTCCGCGCAGATCCCGACGGGCCGCCGCTGATCTCCGCAGCAACCGGGATGCGCGGCTACCCGCGTTACTCGAGCAACGGCATCGAGGTATCGACGCTGTTCAACCCGAGGATCAAGCCGGGCGGCCAGATTCGCGTCGAAAGCCAACTTCAGATGGCCTGCGGAACGTGGCTCGTTTCCAATGCGACGCACGTGCTGGAAAGCGAAACGCCAAACGGCCCATGGTTCACCGGTGTATTGGGGAGACCGCAAAGTGTCTGATACCCAAGACAACGCATATCTCGGGGCGGCCAGCCAGGCGACGGGCGGCGACGACACCAACCTGCAGGCCTTCCTGATCTGGCAGATTCTTCGCTCGATCAGCGGTGCAAAGCTCGTGAAGGTGATGGCCGTGACGAACAACGGTGGTGTGAGTCCGGTCGGCTTCGTCGACGTGCAGCCACTGGTCAACCAGCTCGACGGCTGGAACAATGCGACCCCCCATGGGACCGTCTACCACCTGCCATATTTCCGACTCCAGGGCGGCACCAACGCGGTCATCATCGACCCGCAGGTCGGCGACATCGGTGTGGCCGTGGTCGAGGATCGCGACATCTCGTCGGTGAAGGCGACCACCGCGCAGGCAAACCCGGGTTCGAAACGCATCTTCGACATCGCCGACGGGCTGTATATGGGTGGCTTTCTGAACGGCGCGCCGACGCAGTACATCCAGTTCAGCTCCACCGGTATCGCGCTCGTTTCGCCTACGAAAATCTCGCATTCGGCGCCGATTGTCGAGATCAACGCAAGCACGTCCTTCAAAGTGAACTCGCCGCAGTCGACGTTCAGCGCTGCGGTCACGATCGACGGGCTGCTCACCTTCCTGGGCGGCATGGTCGGCAGCGCGGTGTCCGGTGCAGCAGCAACCATCACAGGCATCTTCAACTTCGTCGGCCAGGTCTTCGCGAACGGCAAGCGCATTGATGACACCCACACGCACAACGGCGTACAGCCGGGTAGCGGCAACAGCGGGAACGTGAACTGATGGCCTCGACCCTTCTTCTCGATCGCACCCTTTGGGATCTCTGCCTGGATTCCAGCGGCAACATCGCCTTGGCAGAGGAGCCCTACGCCGTTGCCCAGGACGTTGCCAGCGCCATTCGCACGTTCCTGGGCGAATGCTGGTTCAACACCGAGGATGGTGTCCCGTACTGGACTGACATTCTCGGCCAGCGGCCACCGCTGCAGCTCGTCAAATCCGAGATCGTCGCTGCCGCGATGACTGTCGCCGGCGTGGTCGACGCGCAGTGCTTCATCACCAGTTTCAGCGAGCGGGTGCTCACCGGGCAGGTGCAGGTGACCACCAGCGCCGGCATCACGTTGCCTATCGATTTCTGAGGTTCCATATGACCAATCCCTCCTCCAGCGTGCCGCCGATCAACTGGGCTTCCACGGGGCCCGTCGTTCCCGCCGAGTCGGCCATCCTGGCCGGCGCGCTGGCGGATTCAAATGCCGCGTTCGGCGGGAACCTGAACACGACCAACGCCGACGGCACGCCGAACACCAAGACGCCGCAGGGGCAGATGGCATCGAGCCTGACCGCCATCATCGGTGCGAAGAACGACGACATGCTTCAGGTGGTGAACGGTGTGGACCCGGACACCTCTGACGGCCGCTTTCAGGATGCCATCGGCCGCATCTACTTCATCGAGCGCAATCCGGCGCAGCCGACCGCGTTGCAGATCGCCTGCGGCGGCCTGGTGGGCACACCGATCCCGATCGGCGCACGGATCGCAGATCAGAGCCAGAACATCTACGTGTGCACGCAGGCTGGCGTGATCCCGGCGAGCGGCACGATCACACTCGCGTTTGCCTGCACGGTGACGGGCCCAACCCCGGTGCCGGCGGCCAACCAGGTGACCATCAATCAGGCCATTCCAGGCTGGGACACCGTGAGCGTCGTCTCCGGCGTTGCGGGCAACGTGGTCGAGAGCAGAGCAGATTTCGAGTTCCGGCGCCGGCAGTCGGTCGCGCAGAACGCATCTGGGTCTGTGCCGGCCGTGCGCGGGCGAGTGCTCAATGTGTCCGGTGTGCTCGATGCCTACGTGACGGACAACCCTCTGTCCACCTCGGTGACGATCGGCGGCGTCACCCTCGCGCCGAACTCGCTCTATGTGGGCGTCTACGGCGGCGCGGCGCAGGACATCGCCAACGCCATCTGGACGAAGAAATCGCCGGGTTGCAACTACAACGGCAATACGACCGTCACGGTGTATGACACTGACGGTTATCAGCAGCCTTATCCCCAATCTTCGGTTACTTATCAAACGCTCACGCCAACACCGATTCTCTATGCCGTTCAGGTGGCAAATAACCCGAATTTGCCATCGAATTATGTGCAATTGATTCAAAACGCAATCATCAAAGCATTTACCGGCGCTGACAATGGATCGCGCGCGCGCTCCGGTACTACGTTGTTTGCTGGTCGCTACTACCCTGGTGTCATGGCCGTAGACCCGTCGGTGGAGCTGCTGTCGATTCAACTCGGCATCGGCACTGCAAATGCCAATTCTGTTGTGATTGGAATCAATCAAACGCCTACAATAACGGCAGCCAATATTTCGGTCACCGCGGTTTAAATGCAAAACGTCGAGCAGACCATTCTTTCGCAGTATGCGAACAGTCCGACTCTCGTCCAGTTGGTTAAAAACATGGATGGCTATATCGACCCGAGCGCCGATATTGATGCCTTCTACAACCTGATTTGGAACGTGGACACGGCTGTAGGGATGGGGCTCGACATCTGGGGAAAGATCGTCGGGCTGGAGAACGGCCGTAAGCTCATCATCCCGACGACAGAGGTCAACTTCGGCTTTGTCGAAGCCGGCGCCACCAGCGCTGAACCGTTCGACCAGGGTGTCTTCTACTCGGGCACCCCTGGCACGCAGACCTACGTGCTCCAGGATGCGCCATTCAAGGTGCTGATCCTCGCGAAGGCGATGGCGAACATCACGGATTGCTCGATCCCGAGCATCAACCAACTGCTGCGGAACCTGTTTTCCGGTCGTGGGCGCTGCTACGTGAACGATCTGGGAAACATGCAGATGCGTTACACGTTCGAGTTCTATTTAGAACCGTGGGAAGTCGCAGTCGTTCAGCAGTCCGGAGTTCTGCCGCGTCCGACCGGAGTTCTTGCATCGATGGCGCAGGTTCCCATCCCGAACGTCTTCGGCTTTGCCGAAGCTGGCGCAAGCGCCGCTCCGTTCGATCAAGGCTCCTTCTACTGAGGAAATTGACATGCAGTCGACCCAAACACCGACTCTAATCCCGTTGCCGTTCGCGTCGGCGGGCGGCAAGAACACCATCCCCGAGGCGTCGCAGCTTCCCGGCAAGCCGGGGGGCGCCTCGTTCACGGACGGTTTCCCGCCGGCCACGCGCACGCCTCTCGTAGCCGGTGGCATCCCGCCTGCAGGTCTCGACATGAACGGGATTCTGTACATGATCACCCAGTCGACGCGCTGGTCGCATGCTGGTGGTCTGTACGGCTTCAGCTCTTCGTTCGCAGCGGATACGAATGTCGGCGGCTACCCGAATGGCGCCGAGCTCATGAGCGCGGATCTGCAGGGCACGTGGATCAGCAATACCGACAACAACACTGACAACCCGGATACAGGTCCCGGCACGAAGTGGGTGCCCGGCCGCGCATATGGCGTCACGGCTCTCTCTGGTTTGACGAATGCCAATGTGACGCTCACGCCCGCGCAGGCTGCCAAGAACAAGATCACGCTTGCGGGGGCACTCACGGGCAACATCCAGATCATCGTGCCGGCGTGGATTCGAGAATGGTCGTTCGTGAACAACACGACCGGCAATTTCACGATCACGGTCAAGACCGCCAGCGGTACCGGCGTGGTTCTCGCCGCGGGGCAACAGAAGATCACCGGAGATGGCACGAACATCTTGCAGCCGGCCGAGAGCGTGGCGACTGCCACGTTACCAACGCATGCGATGCAGTTTGGGCAGGCGACGGGTCGGCTGCTACGGACGACCGTCTATGCAATCGTCAGTGGCCAGCAGCAAATTTCTGTGAACGGCGGTCCCTTCACGACTACCAGCGCAACCTCATACTCATCGCTGGCAAATTGTGCATTTGTAGAGGTGGAAGGCATTGGTGGTGGTGGCGCCGGAGGCGGTAACGCTGCAACCAGCTCAACAGCAGTTTCTGCAGGATCGGGAGGCGCGTCTGGCTCATGGGCAAAATCTAGGGTTGCAGGCCCGCTTACGTCGGTCGCCGTGACGATCGGCTTGGGCGGTACAGGAAACTCTGCTGCGGGAGGTAACTCTGGAGGCGCTACTAGCCTAGGTGCGCTGCTCACCTGTCCAGGCGGCGGCGGCGGCGGAGCTGCCTCCATCAGCACTTCGGTGCCCGTATCATCTGCAAATCAGGGCGCTCCGGGAGCCATGCCAACCGGGACTGGGCTGCTGTACGCGACGAGCGGGCAGCCGGGGACGAATGGCCTAATGTTTGGAACAAGTTCCGCCGCGCTCTCAGGTCAAGGGGCACCCTCCCCGTACGGGGCAGGTGGCCCAAATGGCCTTGGCAGTCCTGGTATCGGCTATGGCTCCGGAGGCAGCGGCGCAGGTGTTGGACCAAGCCAAGCCGCAAATGCAGGAGGAAAGGGGGGAGATGGGTTTCTCATGATTCGGGAGTACGCATAATGGCCATCTACGCTTACATCTATGACGGTCTGGTGTGGGAAATCATCGAACCAATGTTTGATGCCGACGGTACCGAGATACCACTCTCTCAGCGCTACACCCAAGCGTTTGCGTCCGCGTGCGTAGACATCACCCATGTGGACCCGCAACCTGTGCCTGGATGGCTATATGTGAAGGGAAAATTTACCCCGTCCACTGCCGCCTGATTTCCTGCCTCTCAGGCCATTTGGCGGCTTCGTCGACTTTGGTGATAACCTCTCGCGATAATCATTGCGAGGGTTATAGATGGATCGACAAGGCGTGATGCAACGCTTTCTCTCGAAGGAGATGCGAGGCATCGAGATTGGGGCACTCTACAATCCGACCGTTCCTAAGGAGGATGGGTGGAATGTCATTTCTGTCGACCATGACACCATGGAAGGCTTGCTTGTTGCATACGCAGGTAACCCTTACGTATCAGCAGGGAGCCTTCAGCCTGTCGATGTCGTTTGGAATCACGGTCTGCTGAGCGCAGCGCTGAAAAATGGCGGCTACGCTGTGGGCTGCTTCGACTATATCGTCGCCAGTCACGTTATTGAGCACTTCCCAGACTTGCTCGGCACCCTCATGGATTTTGAAAAAATCTTGGCAGAGGGTGGCGTACTTTCACTGGCAGTTCCTGACCAGCGATATTGCTTCGATTTTTTCATGCCATGGTCGAGCACGGCTGACCTCTTGATGGCTTATGGGGAGGCACGCTCAAGACACACCAAGGCCAGTTTTTTTCGGATGGCGGCATACAACGCAGTTGGAATTGTCAATCACGGACACCGTGACGAGCTTGTGAGCGCCCAAGATATTGGGCTTCAATCGGACCTGCATCACGCATACGCGCGATTTTGCACACACGATGAATCTACGGACGCCGGTTACGTCGATAACCACACGTGGTATTTTACGCCCTCGACGTTTGAGCTTGTCATGCTTGAACTGCGCGCGCTTGGCCTACTTAGCCTTGAAGTTGAAATGGTCGAGCGCGGCCCGTGGGGAGAGTTCCTGGTTTGCATGCGCAAGTCGTCTGAGCCGCTCCCGCTGACAGCGGAAGAACTCAATGCGCGCCGCCTTGGCCTTCTCAAACAGTCTGTCCGCGAGTTGGCGCATCGTGCGCAGATGCTGGACCGCGGCCAGCAGGAGGCGGCCAACGTTAACGATAGCTTGCACGCTGCGCAGCAAGAACGAATCGCACACCTCGAAGCCGCACTATCGAAGGTCCATAAGTCGACGAGCTGGCGTGTGACATGGCCGATACGAGCGCTGAAAAGCGCTTGGTTGAGAACTAAGCGAAGTTAATCGAAAGCATCAGTAGCCACCTTCGGGTGGCTTTTTCATTTCTGGGTAGCGGGCGCCGCGGCTTTCAAAGCCTTGGGCACCCCGGCCGCCGTGGCGGCTGACGCAAGAGGGCTCTCTGCGAGCTTGGCGGGATAGCCAGGCTCATCCGGGGGAAATTGCAACCACTTCAAAACAATCCTTTCTTCTATAATCTGATCACTGTTTTTTTAAATTAAATTGAGTGATATAAATTGGACTTGCATATAAATCACCATGTAATCCAATTTATTGGCGAGTAATGACGAAAAATCCATTGATACGGTCATTCCACTCGTTGCCTTCAAGGCGAGATTCGGTCAACCCCGGGGGCAACCAGTGAGTGAAGAAATGGCAACCGACGCCGCTGTGCAGGTGCTCACCGAGCGCGTCAGCAACGCGATCGATGACCTGAAGGAAATGAAGGGCCAGTTGACCTCGGTCAGCCAGAGCATCGTGATGATGGCCTCGCTGCAGGAACGCGTGAACACGCTCGACAGCAAGACGAACCGGCTCTTTGACGTGAGCGATGCGACCAAAAGCGAGGTGGATCGCCTGAGTTCGCAGATGCACGTGCACAGCCGGATGTGGAAGATCGTCGGCACCGGCCTTCTGGGCTGCCTCGGCCTGATCGGCTGGGCGGGTTCTCAGTATCAGACCTTCCGCGAAATGGCCACGCGCATCGCGGTGCTGGAGCACACGGTGCAGGAGCGCACGAAATGACGATGATCGATGGATGGCGCCGGTGCTATCGCCTGTACTCGCAGCAGATCAATGCGGCCGGCATCGCGATGTCGGCAACCTATGCCGTGATGTATGAGCAGATCCGCGACGTGCTGCCGGCTCGGTATCTTGCGATCCTGACCGGTGTCATCTTCGTTGGTGGCTTCGTGGCGCGCCTCATCAAGCAGGAGCCGAAACGTGCTCGCACCAAAACGTCCGAGTAAATCGCTCGCCGCCATCGTGGGCGCCGCGGCTGCGGCCGGCCTGCTGGCCCTGGTGCCGAAGTTCGAGGGCACGAAGCTCACCACCTACCGCGACCCGATCGGCGTGCTGACCTACTGCACCGGTGCGACCGAGGATGCTGCATGGGGCAAGACCTACTCGCCGGCCGAGTGCCGCGAGCAGCTCGATCGCGATCTGGCACGCCACGCCGAGGGCTTGATGGCCTGCATCAAGGCACCGATGACTGCCGGCCAGAAGGTTGCATTCGTGGATCTGGCCTACAACGTGGGCGTGGGCGCAGTGTGCAACAGTACGCTCGCGCGCAAAGCCAACGCGGGAGACATGGCCGGCGCTTGCGCCGAGCTGTCGAAGTGGACACGTGCCGGTGGCCAGGTGCTGCCCGGTCTCGTGCGCCGTCGGCAGGCCGAGCGCGACCTGTGCGAGGGGAGGGCCAAGGCATGAACATCGACTGGATCAAATGGGGCGGCATCGGCGCCGTTGTGCTGGGCATCGCCCTGGCCGTGTACGGAGGCCTGCATCACCTCTACAAGTCCGGCTATGCGGCGGGCGCTGCGCACGTGCAGCAGCAATTCGATGAGGCCAAGGATGCGGCCGAGAAACAGCGGCTTGCCGACGTGCAGGCCGCCCGCGCCGAGGAACAGCGGCGCACCCAAGCCCAAGCGGAGATCGCCAATGAAGCCACGAAACAAGCTGCGGCTGCTGCCGCTGATGCTGTTGCTGCCGGCGCTGCTGCTGACAGCCTGCGCGCACGAGTCGCCCGACTTGTCGCCGCCGCCCGAGCATCCAGCCATCCCGCCACTGCCGGCGCAGGCCCGGGTCAGCCTGGTGGCGACCCCCTCGATGTGCTCGTCGACGTGCTCAGCCGGACTGACGGCGCTGCGGGGCAGCTTGGCGATTACGCCGACCGACTCAGGGTCGCCGGGCTCGCTTGCGAACGGTCATACGACGCCCTGACCACGGCGAAACGCTGA